GAAGAGCGAGTGGGGGGCGGAATGGTGGTGTCAAAAAGATGCAGGAGAGTGGACGGAAGCGCAAGCACAAGTTCAAAGGTGGGGGTGTTGTCAAGAGCAACGAGGATGGAAGCCTGGTGTCAACCATTGAGCGCAAGGGGATCGCTGAGAAGGACATACACGAGGGGGATGTGCGATTGAAGAAGGGCGGACCCCCGTGCATCATGCTCACGTTGAATGCAGACAAGTGCTATGCGATCAGGTTTGAATCGTGGGCGGCGGTGCAGATGCGCGGGATGGGATTCAAGCATATACATATTGCGCGTGCCCTGGGGATGGACAAGTCTGATTTGTGGAGACATATCAGCGGATATGAGCGGCATTGGAAGCGGCAGATGGTAGGAGGTGTGATTCAGCCCGAGCCATCTAAGGAGTGGCTGGAGGCGTTGCAGAATGTGATCGGGACAGTAACCGGACAACCCGGGCCGGCAATTGTTTTGAACGGGACAGGCAAGGTAGAGGAAAGTGAGGTGAAATTATGAGCGAAGAAACAACAGATGCCGATGTGTTACCCTCTGATGTAAGTAAGATCAGCGAGGTACTTGCCGAGAAGAAGAAGGAGAAGGGGACCAAAGAAGTGACGGAAGAAGAGATCATCCTTCAGAACGGAGCCATGCAGGTGGGTGAAAACAAGTTCGGCATCACATGCACCGGCAAACCGCTGGGGCGCACTCACTGGCTTGCTGACTCATCGGTGTGCGGTGATCAGGTGATGGCACTCCCGTCGAGTGTGCTGATTGCCGGTAGGACCAAAGAGGCGGGCGGTGTGGGCATCGACATGATGATCTTTATCGACTCTGTGATCGAGGGGGCGGGGCGGTTGTGCGGTATAGATGGGATATGTCAGTCAAGCACACTTCCCAAGTGGGCGGTAAGCCGGATGCTCGGTACGTTTCCCGCATTGATGTCTGTCTATCACGAGGCGATTGACCAGGCAGTGCTTGCAGTGGAGGGCGCGGCCATGAAGGCAGCCATCGGAGTGAAGGTGTATAATCGGCGCAGACTACACAAGGACAAAGGTGGTGTGATTGAGAAGAGCCGTGAAGTGATTGAGAAGAACATCATGCCCGATCCCGCTTTATCGAAATTGATCCTCACAAGTCGCATGAAATCAAGGTATAAAGATGATGGGGATGTTAAACAGGCAGTCCAGATCAACTTTGTTGGTGCTGAAGCCGATCTATAGGAGGTGTTTGTGAATATTTACGATCGTTTTTGCTGGTTGGGAGTTGGTTACATAACTGGTGTTTTTTTGTTGAATTACTTCAAAAATGTCAAATTTTTGAGAAAAAAACGACTGGAAATGCGCGAAAATGCCTTCGAATGGCACGTATTTGATGATTTTTCGTTTTATAGTGAACCAATCATGTCTTCTTCCGTCATCTCTCTTTTAGCAAGGGCACCCCTGACAGGAAATGTTGCCAGCTTCAACGGGAATTTTGTAACATCGTTTTATCACGAGGTAATGTGGAATGACTGGCACATCTGCTAATCCGATAACCCGGGAACGGTTCAGACTCAATCAGAAACAGCATGAAGCACTCCGCTTCATGACTGACAAGATTGCCAGACACACTCTTTTGCTGGGTGGAGCCCGATCGGGCAAGACACTGCTGGTTGTCAAGTCGAACATCATGCGGTGCATGATGTACCCCAGATCACGCCATCTTAGTTTGCGCCTTCATCGTACCAGCTCTGAGAAGTACCTGTGGAAGCAGACGCTCCAGGATGTCATTAACAAGTGCTTCCCCGATGTCGGGTTTGTGCTCAACAACTCCCGCCTGACACTCACCTGTCCGAACGGATCTCAATACTGGTTTGGAGGTCTGGATGAGGGCGACAAGGGCGAAGGTCTGCTTGGTAGTGACTGGAATACGATTCATTATGATGAGATAAGCGAGATGCCGATCGAGATGGTTATGAAGGCACGTACACGGTTGTCGCTGAAATCGTATAGTGCCGATCGGAAACGCGAATGTGTCAACCGAACATTCGCAACCATCAACCCGACATTCAAGACATCTCCGATTTACAAGATGTACATTGAGAAATTCAATGTCGAGAAGAACCTGCCGATGCCTCCAGAGATTGCGCAGCTTTACAACAGCTACAAGATCAACCCGATCGACAACATAGAGAATCTGTCAGTTGACTTCCTCAACGAACTTGAGGGACAGACCGACATGAACAAACGCCGGTTCCTATATGGCGAATGGTCAGATGAGTCCAAGGATGCTCTCTTCCGTCTTTCCAATCTCAATCGTGCCCGCATACCAACATTCGAAGAGGCCAAGGCTATCCGGTTTGACAAAGTTGTTGTCGGGGTTGACCCCGCTGTTTCGAGTGGTGCCAATGCAGATATGACAGGAATCGTTGTTGTCGGCTGGGTGCGGCCTAAGAGTGGGGACCATCGTTCTTCAGGTGACTACTATCTGTTGTCTGACTACAGCATCAATGGAACCCCGGAGCAGTGGGCCCAGAGTGCATACCAGGCATACATCGACTGGAGGGCTGACCTGATGGTTGGGGAGCGCAACAACGGTGGTGATCTTGTTGAAAAGAATATTATGTCGGTCAGCCGCACAGTTCCATTCAAAAGCGTGTGGGCCTCCCGTGGTAAAGCGATCCGTGCCCAGCCGGTTGTATCACTCTCAGAAAAAGGCGATCTTCATATTGTGGCATGTCTGCCAGAACTTGAAGAGGAAATGACAACGTGGAATCCAGATCCCGATCTGAAGGACAAACAGAAATCCCCAAACCGGCTTGATGCGATGGTGTGGGCGGTTACTGAATGTATGGGCGGCGGACTCAAAGAGGCGAAAATATGGACTGTCAGATGACATGTCCGAATGCAGGGGAGGTAAAGAATGAGTCGAGTGAGGAATCCGGAATATGATCACAGAGATCAGCTTTTTGCAGAAACGTGTGCGAGGTGTGCACGGGCAAGGCGGTGTACTTTCAGAACATCGCCCGAGGGACCAGAGGAGGTCTGTGTCGAACTTGTCGAACTCGGGAACAATAATTGCGAATATTGTATGCGAAAAAAGACAAATGGAAACAAGTGTATGTTCAGGTGTTGCTTCTTTACTCCGAAATTGCAGGACACGTTTCGTTGTTGATTTTTGATGAAAGTACCACTAAACTGAAAGCAAATAAACAAATTACAGGTGAAACATGCCCAAAAAAGCTACTTCCGTCCAAAAAACCAGTGTGCCGGTAACGGTTCAGGCACGGGCTTCTACCATATCTCCGAAGCTAATGGATGAACGTTACACGGAGGCCAAGGCTGAACTCTATCGGCTTGATGATCTTCGCAGGAGCGGAATAGACACCACCACCGATGTGGCAATGCAGCGACTGTATGAAAACTGCCTTTACCCTGATCGGTTGTCGTTCCAGCAATATTATGATATGTATTCCCGCAACAATGTTGCGGCACGTGTGATTGAAACCTTCCCGAACTATACATGGGGTGCTTCACCGAGTGTGAAAGATGCTGGTGGGAGCGATTCGAAGTTTTCCAAGGCGGTTGCTGAGTTGTTAAAACAGGAATTCAAGTGGAAAGACAACATCAAGCAGACCCTTCTTTCTGCATTCAAACAACTCGATGTTCTTGGGGGTATTGGTGGCGAAGCATTGCTTGTGTTCGGTTTCAAAGATGGCAAAACGTTGGATCAGCCTGTTGAACACAAAAAGAACATGGAACTCGAATACATCAAGGTTCTCCATAATGGACAGTTCCGGATTGAGAAGGTGGAAGATGATGATGAGAGTCCGAATTATGCCGATGTCAAAACGTATATCACCACGAGTTTTACCACATCAAAAGAAATCAATTTCGTTGACACGATAGCCTCAAACAAAATCATTCACAGTTCCCGCACAGTCCATTTCAAAGAGACAGCCGGCCTTGCATATGGGACATCCCGCATTCAGAAATGCTATAACCAGCTTCTTGATATCGTAAAGGTGTCGGGAGCATCGGCTGAGGTATACTGGCTTGGTGCATTCAGCGGCCTGCTTGTATCGACAGATCCGACAGCTACGCTCTCCGATGAAGGTCGTACTGCAATGGAGGAGGGGATCAAAGAATACTTTTCTGGGTTGGCACGAGCCCTTCTGCTTGAAGGTTCGACAGGAAAACTACTTTATCCCGCAATCGTGTCTCCCAAAGAGCATTATGATCTTCAGATCACAATGGTTTCGATTGCCACTGAGATTCCCCGCCGGTTCCTTACGGGTGCTGAGGCAGCCAAACTGGCTTCACAGCAAGACAGCTTGAACTGGATGGACCGGGTTGGAAACCGTCGCAACAACTTTGTTTCGCCAAATGTGGTTTCGCCGGCAATACAGCGACTTATAGATGCCGGTGTGTTGCCAAACCCGAAGAAAAACATTGTAACCGTGACGTGGCCGAAAACACAATCACTTGCACTCAATGACCGTTCAACTGCGGCACTGGAGATGACGGAAGCAGTTGCCCTCTACTTCACATCGGGCGTGTCAAAAGCCATGTCATTCGTGGCCTATCTGGTTAGTGTGTGCGGTTATGGGGAAGAAGAAGCGATTGCTCTTGATGAAAAGACAGATCTGAGCAAGTATGAACCTCCGGTGGCAACAACTTTGACAACTTCAACCGCAACGAAATCAACTTCGACTGCCGACACAAAAAAGACAAATGCGGCAATCAAAGCAGTTAAAGACAACCTCGAACAACAAATTTCTGATGTTGGTAACAGAACCGATGCTTTAGACAACAAATTGGCGTTTATCGCTAAAGAAATTGAATAATCAAGAAAGGTGAATTATGAGCACAAAAACAAAGAAAGATCTGAATGGGAAACGAAGAATCGGTAT